CAACGATTTCACCTTCGTAATCACCAATGGCAATCGGCCCATAGCTAAATTCACTTGCATCTGGTGTTTCAAAATTTAATTCAACCATTTTATTTCTCCCCTTGAATTGCATTAATTAAAGACGCCCAAGACAAATCCATTTCGTCTGGAATTTGATACCGTGTTTTGGCAACAAAATTTGGACGCGAAGCAGTGCGCAAGACGCGCTCACCTGACCCGATTGCCTTAACTTTTTTCTGTCCAAAGGATGATGTCGTTTCGCGCGTCGTCATTTTATGGTTAGCAAAACCGACGACGTCACAATATTCTGTCCACAAGTCGGATGCGCGTTTGTGAAGTTTTATTTCAAACCGATCAAACGCCTCAGTTGTGGGATCTTCAAATCTCTTGACTTGGCTATGAGCTAACAAGACGCACGCAATGCCCTTGTCACGCCTTAGTTGCGTTAGCTTTCCAATCACGGCACGGTGATATGCTAATGCCGCGATGTATCCCTTGCCATAACCACCGCCGATTTCCTCTACGCTTTTAACACCGGCATCAACACACGCTTGATCCCAGATTAAAGTTTCGAGCCAATCAAGACTATCAATGCAGACGGTTGTGTATTCGTGTTTTTCTTTTGATAAATCAGCCAACGCTGACATGACGTCATCAACAGAATGACATAACGGAAACCGATCAACGCCGACCACGTCAGCGCCTTCCTCGGTTGGGATAAAAATACACCCCTTGCCAGCACCAGCGGCAAAGGTTGTTTTGCCTACCCCCGGCGGCCCGTAGATAAGTATTCGAGGCGGCGCCATTGCCGCACCCGTCACAATTTTTGATAAAGTCATTTTGCTCTCCTCTCTCTCTTCAACAAATCAAAGAATGTCCCCTCGCGCAGAACATAAAATCGGGGTGCGCGATCAGTGCGGACGCACACAAAATCAGCATCATCTTGAGAAAATGCTTTTGTGATAAGCGCCAAGCCGCGCTTTGTTCGCTTGCACTCCCCGCGCCACTGCCCCTCGATCACAACGTCACCGCTAAATTCTTCACCTAATTCATTTTTAAATGCGCCTGATCCGAAAACTCTGGTCGCTTCAAGTCCGGCCTCTTGCGCGGCTACCACGACCTCGCGCTCCAACTCGTAGCCACGCTCTTTGTTTCGCGCACCTCTTCTCATTGCCGTTTCTCCCAAGCGCGTTGGAAATCATTTGCTGTGACTTCATTTCTCGTAAGCCTTGTGATCATTTCTGCGTGCCTCGCTGACGGTCTGGTCAACCCTTGGCACCAATAAGTTACGGCTGGATGAGAAACACCCAGTGTTTTTGCAAACTCCTGTTGCGTCATGTTGTTTTCTAACAGCCAGTTTATGATGTGCATTTCTTTTACCTAATGTACATTTACATCTGTAAGTAAAAATTACACTGTTCACAACATCAAAAAGCTGTACAACTTATGTCTATTCGTGTAAAACAATGTCAAAGATAGGGGAAAAAATTGACAGATAGACGCAATCGAATTGCAGTTCTTGCGGCGGAACGGGGCAAAACAATTTCGGAACTTGCGGAAATTGTAAATGTAAAGCCACACACTCTTCGCCGTTATGCGCGCCATGACAGCCAACCACGGCTGGAAATGGCACAGCAAATAGCTGACAAACTGCAAATATCTTTGGAGAGCGTCCTCGGTACAGACATTGTCGAGCCAGTTACCACACCAGTTATTGCGCCTTCAAATAATCAAATGCCTATATATGGCGCGGCTCAAGGTGGGCCGGGCTTTGATATCACAGACATTCAAACACCAGCAGATACCGCTTTAGTTCCCCCTTACCTCGCGGGTGCGACCAGTCCTTACGGTGTTTTTGTCGTAGGTGATAGCATGGAACCCCGCTTCTTTAGTGGCGAAACATTGATGGTTCACCCCGGCAAACCAGTGAGAAAAGGCGATTGGGTGGTGGTTCAATTTGAAGATGGTGATGGGCTTTATGCTGTTGTCAAAAAATTTGATCATAGCAATGATCAAGATGTTCACGTTGAACAACTTAACCCACCTCAACCGATTCGATACGAGCGTGATTCTGTTCGTGCTGTCCATAAAATCGTGGGCGCTCAATTTCCTTAGATGTACGTTATGTACATTTTTTGTTTGACATAGACATATTACATCATGTAATGACATATAGTCATAACAAAGATGGAGTGTGGCATGTTCAAAATTCTTGCAGAAGCCGGTGTTTTGACCGCTGGTTTAATTACAGCATATTTCTTTTTAGTTACAATTTGTGCGTTTTCTGATAGATGCTCGGCGGGGTGGTAAAAAATGACCCAGCCGAAATTACTTTCTGTAAGGGATGCATGCCGATATTTGTTTGGTGATTTTAACCGCTCGCTCCAACAACGAATGTACGGTTTGCTTGACGCAAATGAAATCCCGCGCGTCAAGGATGGTAGGAAATATTACATCCCTCGACACAAGCTGGATGAGTTGATGGAGCGCGGAAGTTGAATAAAGTTTTTTACAATGATCATGGAGTACCAAGTGCAAAACGTGGGCCGCAATATGACACTGTTAATCGACCTTTACATTATGCGCGTAAAGGTATTCCAGAGGTTTATCCGTTTATAAAAGGCCGTGACCTTAACTATGCTGAAGGTAACATTGTAAAATACGTTTGTCGCTGGCGGGAAAAAGGTGGAGTTGTCGATCTCGAAAAAGCGCGTTGGTATCTTGAAAAACTTATAAAAGATGCAAATGATGTCAAAGTATGAGTACGCAAAACCTAGCTTGCCAGAGCGTAACCGACATAATTTGCAATTGCTTTTGCGATTACATGATTATTGGAAAGAAAAAGGGTATGACTTTAAAGGCTACACCCACAAGGGTGAAATTTACACAAACATGCTGAATGGATTGCCGCCAAAAAATAATTAAAAAAAACCGGCTCATGCCGCCGTTTCAATTTTCTTCATTATATCTTCAATTAAATCTTCTTGTTCTTGTTTTCTACCCATTGAAGGCGCAGTCATAGGGTGATTTATGGACCTGGCAACTACATAACTATCAAA